TGCCCATGACACGAACCCACCAGTCGTACTTGCCGTCCTGGTGCTCCCATTTACGCAAGTAGCGAGGCGTGTCCTTCTTGGCGAAGACCGGGTGATTGAAGCCACCCCACGACGTATCGAAACCGCGCGGGAGATACTGTTCGTTCTCTTCCGGCATCGACGTGGTGACCATCCAGCCGAATTCGTCGTCCTCGGAGATCTCTTCGGTGCCGATACCGGCCGCGATGGTGTTCAGGATGCCGGTTTGCTTCTTACTCCCGGCGCGCTGGCCTTGAATCGACTTCTTGGCCTCGGCGGAGAGCTGCTTGGCTTCCCTTTTGATCTCTTGCTGAATCCACTTCGGGAAATTGCGATCGACGCGGCCCATCACGCGAGCGACGTCACCGAACTTTTCGTAGCCCTCGACGGAGAATTCCATCCGGGCGTCGTGTTCGGACATGACTAGCTGGTGGCGCGGGCGATACCGGAGCGCTGGCTCGGGAACTTGACCTTCGTGGTCGACAGATCGCCAACCTTGCCGGTCAGGGGGGTGTACTCGAGCAGGATGCAGGTACCGGTGAACGACGGGTTTGTCGCCGACACGGCCGAGCTGGTAGGCTTGACCACAACCTGGAACTCGGTCTCGTCGTCGTACAGCGGCCACAGGGTTGCATCGACCTCGGCGGCATTGAAGTCCTGCTGGAAGTCGATAGTGAACTCGTCTTCCTTCAGACCGGCCTGCTGCTCCTTTCCACCCCCGCTGAAATTGGTTGTGTCGACCGACGCTTTCTTGAGCGAGATCTCGACGCTGGAAACGTGGTCGGAAAAATCGACGCCATTGACGGTGATCGAGCAATCCCGCAAGATGAACTTGTTAGGCATAGGTATTCTCTATTCTGAAACTAGAATGGGGTGTAGGGTCACGATTGGGCTTTGCGCCCACGCTTAGGAGTTGTTTCCGGAGCGTTTTCCTCCGGCGTTTCAGCGATTTCGACATCGGACGTGTCGTCGCTGACGGCTTCGAATGGAATCTCTTCGAGGTGACCAGCGCGGATTAAGGCGTCGGCCTGGGCCCGGGTGCTTTCCAGTTCGACCGTCTCGCCCGTACATTTCCCCGAGATCGCATGCGGACCGACCACCCGGAAAAGCCGTGTCGCCAATCCTTGATCACGGTTCGCGCGGCGGATTTCCTCCCAGCGTTCGGCATGAGGATTAACCAACCTTGACCACCGCCACAGTGACGCTCGTCGCCGCATCAAGGCCGAGCAGCGCCTTTCCGGTGCCGTCGTCGTACGCTTTACGCAGCGGAACCCACACCTCGCCCGTATTCGCACCGATAGTGACGGTCTTCTGCGGATTCGCCACACCGTAGGACGTATTTCCCGCGACCGTGATGGTCAGGGTGTGCGCGCTGGTGTCGGCATTCTTGTATACGACGAAAGTGTTGCTGCCATTTCCGATCACGGCGGTGTCAGCGGTCGACGCAGCGGAAAACGTGGGCTTGGTACCAGCGTCGACGATGTTCTGAACAGTAAGAGCGGCCATTTATTCGGCTCACCTTTCGAAAGAATTCAGTGGTGCACGGTGATCATCAACACGGCACCGATATGATTGATAGCCGCCGAATTGAACGAACCGCCGTAACCCTTCATCCCGTAGCAATACGCGAGAACAGAATCGTCCAGCCCGAGGTTCGGCGTGTTGTAAATAGCTTCTCGGATACTTGTCGGGCCTTTTCCGGTGATATACGAGTCCAGCTTCTTGTAGGCGTAGAACGGCTCGGTCCGGGAAACCATGATGTAGCAGTCGAAATGCCAGACGTCGTCGCCGCGATTCATAGCGCCGTTGAAATCCGCGTACTTCGGTTCGAGAATCGCGCACGGGACTTCGGTCATTTCCTCTACCGACCGATAAACGATCAAGCCGGGAATGGCGTTGCGGATCGTCGTTTTCAGCGCGGTGCGTATATCGTCGAGAGAATACGTCATAGGATTACCCGACCATCGGATGCGGAGAACGATACGGCTCGAGAATTTCAGCTGCGTTCGGCATATCGTGCATACGCATCGACGGCAAACCGTGACCACCGCCGAGCTGCGTGCCGGAAATACCCAACGGGGCAGTACCGAGCTTGTAGTTCTGCGCGGCAACAACCAGACATGCTTGCTTCACGGCTTCAGGAACGGCAGCCCATCCCCAATGCGCGGTGATCTCGATCCGGGAGATATTCCACAGGTAGCGCCAGTACGGCAGAATCAACCGCCGGTACGGCCAGCCCGGAACACCGTTCACGACACCGTTGACAGGCTCCAGCTCGTAATAGGTGTTCGCAGTCCAGGGATCGCTCAGGCCGCCGGTGATCGTGCGATGACGGATAACGAGATCATCCGTGGTGTAGAAGTCGTCGACCAGCACCAACCGAATCGCTGTAGGCTTGTACACCCGCGTGATCGGAGCAGCCTGCACATCATTCGCGTCGTAATCGTTGTTGAACTGGCGCGAACAATAGTTCTCGATTTCCCGGCTCGCGGAATTGATCGCGGTATTCAGAGCTGCGTCGAAAGCGGTGTCACTCGGGTCGAGGTGCATGTACGCTTTCAGATCGTCGATCGTGCAGTAATTGTCACCGTAGATTTGTGATCACCGCCTTCGGGGATTAGTCAGCCTTACGGGGACGACCGCGACGCGCAGGTTCGGCAGCTTCGTCCTCAGCGGGCTTGGCGGCCTTCACGGCAACAGCGGGAGCGTCGGGCTCGAGAACGTCATCTTCGCGGAAAAGGTGCTCGCGACCGGCCAGCAGCGCATGACCTTCGCGGACACGAGTGCCGGTGCCGACGAATTTGTGATCGCCCTTCTCGTCGTGGTACCAGAAAGCGTGCTTGGCGATAAAAATGCGATCAGACATAAAACCGTCCTTTCAATGGAAAAAGGTCAATCCTCGCTAGGGACCCAACGCGGAGGATTCGTTACCGGGTCGTCGACCTTCGTTCCACTTAGTTGATTAGGCGGTGCCCTGAAGGGCCTTGAACGCACCCGGAACCAGAACGGCCGAGTTGTTCATCCAGATGGCGTAAATTCCTCGCTGACCGGTAGGCCGCTGGTTAGCACCAAAAACCTGGGGGATCAACTCAACGCTCATCCCGATTCGATCAACGATAAGGAACTGCTGGAAATTACCGAACAGCAGGAACAAATCGCCGGTAGCGTGAGTGGAATCCATCACCGAAGACTCCAGCGCCGAGTAACCCAGCAATTCAGCGGGCATTCCAGCGCCAATACGCTGCCACAACTGAGCGCCGCCATACTGATCGAACTGGCGGATTTTATTGTAAATTGCACGATGCGCGATGAACTTCGCATCCGGGGTGCGCCAGCGCGGGTCCAGGCTCTCCTCGAGGTGGTACACATCAGCGGCAGTAAATGCCTGACCCGACGTCGCAGCAACCAGCGAACCACCCGACAGAGTGCCGATAACACCACCGGCGTTCAACCCGGTCCCATCCCCGTTCATGAAGCTGTTCGCCTCTTCCCGGCCCTTGGCATCAACCAGAGCGCGGGTGATCTCGTTACGCACCTGAGCCCAGCTCTCGGCCAGCTCGTACGAGAAAGGAATGAAGCCCTGAACCCTGTTGGTACGGACGGTCGGCTGAGTCAGCGTGAAGCTGTTATCCGACGCCTCCGCCGCTTCAGCAGCACGCGACACACTCACGCCCGCCGACACGACACCCATCCACTCCTTGCCGACGATCTGCTCGACGCGAGAGATGTCACGCAGCGGGTTGATCACGCCAGCCGAGGTCAGGATCACCGACGGGTCCAGCTGGAAAGGCACGGCATACCCACCGCTACCGTCAGTTCCCAAGCTCAGAGCGCGGTACTCCTCACCCGACAGCAGCTGAGGCGTACCCGCAGCAACCGCCTTCGACCAGGCCCGCTCATACAGCGGCGAACCGGTCTTCAGGAACCGATGCGCGAGGGTGCCGGTCTCATCGTCGATGGTGTCCAGCAGCATCTCGGCGTGGCCCTGAGCATCCTCACGAGAAGCCATCCGGGAGTACTGGCCGCGCTCGATCGCACGCTTGGCGTTGTCACGCACCAGGCCCAGGTAGTCCTCCTCGCCGTGGGCCGCAGCGCGAATCTCGCCCAGGTCGTAGATGTTCTCCGGCTTACGCGGAGCAGACGGCGCGCTCGAGAAAGTACGCTCGGTCCGGCCGGTGTCGGCAGCAGCGCCCTCCAGCTCGGCCATACGCGCCAGAATCTTCTCGATACGGGCTTCGATCTTCGGGCGCTCGTCGCGCAGCTCGGCAAACTCGGTTTCGATCTCTGCCGACAGCTCGGCGTCGCGGTATTCGGTGTTGATTTCGTCAGTACGGGCGTCGATTTCCGCCAGCCGCTGACGCAGTTCGGTGAGAGTCAAGATCCTCTTCCTAACAATTACGGGAGCCTCGTCGGCTCGAATTTCCTTTTCGGTGGGGGACTCCCGTGTCTGCAAGGTGCCCTCGAGGGCGGCGTCGCTTTCGGGAATTTCCGGCTGGTCGGTCAGGGTGTCGCGATGGACGGCGCTGACTTCCGCCGATTTCTCTTCTGAGTCATTAATTTCGATGCCGAATTTCTTGGCCGCAGCCTTGATCCTCGACTTGATTGCCGAAAGCTCGTCGGAGCTGTAGCTCTTCTGGTTCTTCGGCATATTGATGTAGGACCACGCCGCGCGAACGTGAGCCTTGGTATCGATCGGGTATTTGCCGTTCTTCGGGTCGGCGTAAGAAACGTCGCCGTACGGCTTGTCATCGGACCGCATATGATTGGTGCCGCAAGTGACACACATGCCGTCTTCGAAAAGGTGGTCCTCGTCGTCGGCCTCGGGATTAATTACGCCGTCAACGTGAGACTGTTCGTATTCGACCGGTCCGGTGTCGTCGCCATCGAGGTCGTATTTGTCGAGGTCGGTGATCGGCGCGTCGCGGGTTTCCTCTACGACCGGCGGATCGATCTCTTCGCGGATTTCCTCGATGGTTTCGGCCGCTTCGCGGTGCGCGTCGGTGAGGTCGGTCTGCGCCTGCTCGGTCTCGCGGACAGCGGTGTCGACTTCGGCCATCGTCCGGCGGTATTCAGCGGCAATAGCTTCGCGCTCAGCATCGGACAGCTCGTCAGCACTGCGCACACCCACAGAGGTGTCGGCATACGCCGGATTGAGGACCGGACCGGCTTCCCGGAGCCTGACTTCGCGGATGGTGCGCTGAAGTGGGCCACGGTCGCGCGGTTCGTACAGCAGTCGATAGAGTTCGTCTTCGCTGACCGGCTTTCCGGCATTGTCGGTCCACTCGTCGCGGACAACTTCGAAAGCGAAACTCATACCCGAGACAGCGCCAGCTTCAATCGCCTGACGGACCGGCTCGACCACCGCATTATCGAAAAGACGGCCGACTACATGCAGACCTCTTTCGTCCTCGGTGATCTGCGTATAGACACCGATAGGAACCGTGCCCACCCGCGCGTCATGACCGTGGTTGTACTGCATGACGGGCTTGCGTTCCGCCAACGTTTTCCGGAAAGCGCCTGGAGCGATCTGCTCGACGAAGCGGCCTTCCCAGGAATTGATTTCAGTCGGGGAATTCCAGACCGCAGCGTAACCCTCGAGAGTGCGGCCGTCGCTCTGGGTGTTGTCATCGGCCGTAATCGGTAGAAAGTCGACGCTGCGAGTGCAAATCATTTGATGTTTCTTCATAAAATGCCTTACTGCGCAGCCTTAGTCGCCGCCGTCATCAGATGGGGGAGGAGGTGGATGCGACTGAGAGGAATAACCGCCCGGCTGTTGCGTCTGGCCGGGATCGGTTTTCGGTGCGGGCGCTTTTGCGAGGGGATCGTCAGCTTGCGGAAGCCCACCGAGAGTGTGAGAAATAGTCGGAGGCAGAAGCTGCACGCTGTAGAGCCCGGTGTGTTCGAGCAAGCGCCAATCCTGCTGAATAACGGCAGCCACGGAAGATTCCGGAGTGAAACCGTCCTGAACCAGCCGGGCGATCGTGGTGGCTTCGGTGTGCTGCAATTCCGCTAGCTTCTGCCGGTCGTCGCGCAGGAACTGAATATCGCGGTCGTCGTACCAGAGCCGCATCCGAGGCGGAACATCGACCAGCACCGAATACGCGGCACACAAACTCCGCCACAACGGACGCATCGTCGCATTCGCGAGCATTTCCTTCGCGGCGTCGAAATTTCCTTGATTCAGCGCCGAGCCGCGCATACCTTCGGTGAGACCGACAACAGTCGGAGGGACACGAGCAGCTGCGCAGATCCGAAGCTCGGTAATAGAAGTCAGCTTCGAGAAGTCGATTTCATGGATCTTCGCGCCGATAGGTTCGACTTGCGCGCCACCACCGAGGTACAACGTTTCACCAGCATGACCCAGACCGTGCTTCGTCCCGTTCATCACTTCCATGAACTCAATGAATTGCTCGCGAGTCACAGACGGGTCGAAACTGACCGCTAGATTCGGGGTTGCGGAATTGTTGAAGTAGTTGACTTTGTACGTCGAAACCGCTTCATCGGCGATGAGTTCTTTGATCACCGGAGTCAGCCACGACATGCCGCGATACTGAGCAGAAGGGTCCGGAGTCGGCGACCAATGCGCGACAATGCCGTTACTGCCGTCGATCGGGAAAAGCTCCCACTTCGAGCTGTCTTCGGTATTGCCGGGCTTGTAGATATAGCCCTGGATATCCGACTTGAGCGCCTGGCTGGGATCTTTGGTCAGGACGATCGTCACCCAATCGGGGCGCAACCGCCGCAACCTCGGACCACGCGGGCCGTCTTCGCGAACGACGTAATGATTGCCGCACAAATCGACGTCCTGGATCGCGCGGGCCAGCAATTCGCCGGTAGTCCCGTTCGGCCAAGGCGTTTCAAGGATCTTGAGGGTGTTTCCGCGACGGATCAAATCCCCGGGGCGCTCGCCGTTGAACTGCTGGAGAGCGAACCTCGCTTCGGAAAAGATATGCTGACGGACCATGCAGACCGCGTAAACGACACCGTTGGATTTGAAAGCGTTGTTGACATAGCCTTCGAAATCGTTCGGGATCGTTTCCTGCTTCAGCGGCCCGTTGTTGTCGTAGGTGACGAACGGATAGATGCCGCCGTAACTGCCGATCGGATAAGCGCCGCCGTTGAAAGTGAAATACTCCGCGAGCGCGTTCTGATCGGCGACGGCCCCCATATCGCGCTTCGATCGACGCGTCAGGCGTGACCATAGACTAGGCAAATCGTCACTCCTTTATGTCGATCAAAATGCCCGTAACGGCCAAGACGACACCGAGCGGAATCAATGGAATCGGGCCGAACAGCAGGAAACCGCCTGTCGCGACCATCAGATACCCGATAAGGAAAATGATCACCGCCACCAGAGGCTGAACTTGCTTCACGAACAAACCTTTCAGCGGCGATAAACCCACGGCGCGGAAGTCTTACGGAAGATGTATTTCTTGAACCCGTAGAAAGCGAGCGTCATGCACGTCAACGGCGTAATATCGGCAGCCGCCTCGGTTTTGTCCCACGCCCACAACTCCTGCACGCGGCGGGTGATGGCATTAGCGACAGCGATATTCAATGGCGACTGATCGATATGCACGAATGCAGCGGCTTCACGAGCCTTCGGGGCCACCGCATCCTTGATATCGCCGCACGCCTGCGCATATTCACGCGAAGTGACGGTCTCGACCTTGATGCCGCGCGATTCGAGTTCGGGGATCAGGCGTCCGGCTGGTGTCGCGGGGTTGATGACCACGAATTCGGGCCGGTTGGCCTTCCAGATGTCGGTGATCCGCTCGACCGCCCACTTGATGCCGGGCCTGTAATCGAACAGCGCGTCACTACCGGTGATTTCGCCGTGGATCTGCGAGTCGTCATTCGCACCGACAGCGGTGATGCACGTGAAGGTGGCATCAGGGGCGCAGTCGATCGCGAGGCAGAACTTGCCCTTCAACTGCGAAAGTTCGTCGCGGCGACCCTCCCAGGTATCTTTCGGGATGACACGCCAGCCGCCGTCCTCGGTGGGCCAATCACCTACAGACAAGCGCTCTTTCGCGAAACCGGCCGGAGACATGGCCTTCTTTTCGGTCTCGCGGATGTACTCCTCGGAGATACGGATACCGAGCGCGGGGTTGGCTTTCGCCCACGTCTTCGGGTCGTCGGGATTGTCGTGCTCGTCGCAATCAGGCGGGCAATACGAACTGCACAGCTCAGCGGACCATTCAGCCCATCCGAACCGGATTTCGCGACTCTCGCCGTTGATGACCTTCATGGCCCGATTGCGGGCGCGACCGAAGTGCTCGGATTCAGCGGTACCGGCCGACCCGGCGTAAATAATCTGATGATTCGGCTGCGCGGACACCGTCGGCATCGACGCTTCAATGATCGACGAATTCAAGTTCGCCATCGCCTCGTCATACACAACCAGCGGAGCCGAGAAACCACGACCGGCATGATTGGACCGCGCTTTGAAGATCAGTTTCTGGCCTGACCGTAGGTAGATGCCTTCCTGGCCGTGCCCGGCTTTGATCTGAAGGACTTCACTCCGCAGGTCGGGGGTGTCTTCGATCAGGCGGCGAACGCGCTCGAAATGCTTCTGCGAAGTGTCGAAAAGGTGCGCGGAATGGATTATTTCCTTCTCGCCGAAGAGAAACAGACCAGCCAGTTCGCGGGCTTCGAGTATACTTCCTTTCCCGTTTTGGCGGGCTACCACGCAGCCGAATTCAGCAGCGGCCCATTGGTTCTCCCACCGGCCGTTGATTTCGTCCCAATATTCTTCGTCGCGGATCGCGAGCATGTGTTCCAGAACCAGGCACTGCCACGGGTCCAATTCCAGACCGGCGTGACGCGCGAGATCAATCGCCTCGGAAGCGCGGCTGTCTACCGCCTTGTACTCGTTTGGCAGCCTTCGTGCCGAGTCCGGAATCGTCAGAAACCTTGGGTGCTGGTCCCCGATCAGGATCTCTGCGCTTGCGTATGGAGGCAAGATTGACTACCCCCTTGTTCGCTTCGGCTTCTTCGTCCTGATCGGGCGGCAGGGCGGCAATATCTTCGATAATCTTCTGGAGGCGCAACACCAACGCGGCGGTATCACCTGTGCGAAGCTGACTCATCGCGCATTTCTGGCACCGATTGCCTTCGAGTTCGTGCGCGACGTAATCTCGCAGAGCAATCAAACTGCGGCGCGTGTCGCCGGATTCGACCTCTTCGGTGAGGGATTTCTGCTCGGCGTATTCAGCGTCGTCTTTCATTCCGGCCTCACTTGATACACCCTGCTCACCTGCCGGGGCTTGCAAATCCGAACCTCGGCCGGGACCTTGAATTTCCGAACATCCGCCGCGACCAGGCACACCCTCGGACCGATGATCCGGCCGTTGATGATCAGGAAGGGTGCGTTGTCCTTCGCGACGGCAGTATCGGCGGATTGCACCAACACGGTCGCGGTGTCGGTTCCCGTGGCGGTATCAGCGCCGGTGATGTGCTGCGAAACGCTGGCAGAATCCGCGCCGGTTGCGGTGTCCGAGCCTTCGATGACGAACAGCAGTCCAGCTGATTCCGCGAAGGAACCGGTGTCGGAACCGGACGGCGAGGTCGCCGAATCTTCGGTGGTCAGCTGCTCGGAATCCGTCACAGTGACGCCAACCGAGCCAGCGTCGGCTACACCGGAGGCCGTATCAGAGCCTGCCTGGATGACCGTGGCGGTATCTACGCCCGTCCCAGTGTCAGTGCCCGACTGGTTGATCTGGCCGGTATCTACGCCCGCGCCGGTATCAACGTCGGTAAGGACAGCGACGACACTGGCGGAATCGACACCTGCGCCGGTATCAGCGTCGGGCGGGGGACCGGCTAGGAGGGCGTGAAGCGGTCTGTAGTTCGATACGGGACGGGAGCGACCTATCCGGGCCATTGATTACCTCCCGGACGGGCTCTGCTTATTCCTCCCAGACCACGTACGCCGAAATGCTGGCCGAGCTGGCACCGGTGGTGGCACGAATGCGCAGAACCTTGCCCGTACCGATCTCCGGCTCGCGACCCAGCGGGAATTGCTTCTTGAAATACAATCCGTTTTCGTACTGGTAATCGAGCAGGCGCGTCGAGGTAATAGTGCCTTCAGCCGTAGCGGTGTAACCACTCGCCGAGGACGACAACTGAACGCCGGTCGTGCCGCCGGTAGCGTCGTTGTAGGCGACCACACTCGAAGAACCCAGCGCGGTCACGGTAGCAGCGACCGAGCCTGTTTCCACCAATTCCATCTGTACGTTGTTGGTCGGCGCGGCGGTGAAACTGTAGCCCCACTCGATGATGCGGATCTTCTGGTTCGACGCGGGCACGATCTGCAATAGCGTCTTCGTAGTGCTCGACGAAACGGAAACAGCGGCCAGTGGCGCAGTCAGTGCGTTGGTCGCGCCGTTCCACGCAATAAAGCATGGGGCAGCCATAAAGGGAACCTCTCGGATTTAGAATAGTGCGGCACGCATGACGGAGCCGTTGATAGGACTAAGATCGGTCAGCACGTCGTAATGGATGTAGACATTCGATATACCGCCGGAGGTCGGAGAAACACCCGATCCGCTGTCTGTCTCCCATAGCTGCAATTGATCGCCGTCGTGGGCGTTGTAGATATAGGTGATATTCGACTGAAGTGCGGTATTGCCAGTGGCTACCGTGGTGCCGCCGATGCGCAACTGCGCGGTGATCGTGCCCGAACTCATCGTCGCGCGAGCGGTAACCACAATCGGCCCAGCGCCGCGAACCACCAAGCCGCCACTGACAATCGCAGCTGTATACGGATAGTTTGTGGAATCGATGGTATTGAGCGAGAGCTGCTTCGCCGACACACCACCACCGGTGACACCCGCACTGGCATACGCGCCGCCACGAATGGCTAGAGGCATCGAACCACCCCCGCCGTTATAAAATCGTTATCTAGCTCAGGGTCAGTGTCGCGGAGAGCGTCCAGACAGCGCCGGAAACCTTCGTGCCGAGGCTCTGAATGCGGTGATTCAACATAACCGGCGAAGTCGCCACGGAAGCGAGAGTCGTGCCAGCAGTGATTGTTCCCGAGCCGTCCGCCCAGCACCATTCATTCCACGCGAAATTCGCATTACCGGTCTGGAAAGTCGCATTGCAGGTAATGGTGCCATTGCTCTGCGTCGGGTAACCCGAATCGGCCTGCTGGTAATACGCATTCGCGGTGCCATCGCTACCCAGCGCTACATCGGAAACCGTCGCGGCCGTGGAGCTGGTGCCGACACCGACAATCGCATTCGCGTGCGCGAGAGGAGTACCGCCGCCGCCGATGATCAGGTTCGTGATCCGGTTCAGCCCGGTCGTCACGAGCAGGTTGCCGGGAACCTCGACAATATCGTCAGGCTCGAGAAGGCCGATTTCCTCGAGGTGCCGGAGGTGAAACGCGCTCGGTTCGTGCCCCATCTGGGCCGTCAGCCGCT